GGTGACGACTGCGTACCGCCGCCAAAGAGCCATGGAGTTGCGCCGCGCCGGGTGGACCCTTGGTGAAATCGGTGCGGACCTGGGAATCAGTCACGTCTCCGTGCATAAAATCATCGGTGCAGCCCTGGAGGCGCTGCGCGAGGAAACGCTGGAGGTCACCGAGCAGTGGCGCGCCACCGAGCTGGCCCGGCTGGAAGCGATCCATCGCGCCCACTGGGCAAACGCCCTGGCGGCTGACAAGGACTCCTCGGAGATCGTGCTCAAATGCATGGAGCGCCGCGCCAAGCTGTTGGGGCTCGACGCGCCGAAACGGCTGGAGGCCTCCGGCCCCGACGGCGCCCCCATCGAAATTCAAAACGGCGGCGTCTCCGGCCTGCTGGCACTGGTCGCGACCTTGGATGACGTGGAAGGGGAATGAACCCAGAGAAAAATTTCAAAAAGGAGTTGCGCGCCTATCGAATCCTGCTGACCCGCTGGCGAGACGATCCCGTATTGTATGCGCGGCAACGCCTTGGTCTGCGCCCAACGCCACATCAACAGGCCCTCCTCCGTGCCCTGGTGCCGGAGGGCGCGAAAGTCTCCGCGCGGGCGGGACACGGCGTGGGGAAATCAGCCGCAACGGCGGGGGCGGTGTGGTGGTTTTTGGAAACGCGACACAGCGCCAAGGTCCCCTGTACCGCGCCAACGTCCCACCAGTTGCGTGACGTGCTGTGGGCAGAGATTGCCAAGTGGATGCGCTACGCCGATGCCGTATCCAAACAGCGAGGGGATCACCCCGCGTTTTGGCTGGGAAGCCTGTTCCGGATCACGGCTGACCGGGTTTTTGACCGTGGTTCGGGGCGGGAGTGGTTTGCCGTGGCGCGCACCTCCGGGCGGGACAATCCAGACGCGCTCCAGGGGTTTCACGCGAGCAATCTCACCCTGTCGGCAGACGGCACCACCGTGGAAGATTTTGGCGGCGGGGGGAATATCCTTTTCCTCGTGGATGAGGCCAGCGGCGTTCACGAGGACGTGTTCACCGTGGCCGAGGGGGCGCTCTCCAGTCATGGGGCACGCCTGCTCATGATCGGCAATCCGACTAAAAATACGGGCTATTTCGCGGAGTCACACAAGTCCCGGCGGAGCATGTTCAACTGTCTGCATTTCCGCTCACAGGATTCACCGCTGGTCTCGGACAATTACCGCTCCGACCTGGTGCGAAAATACGGCGAGGGCTCCAATATCGTGCGGGTCCGCGCCGATGGGGCGTTCCCCAAGCAGGATGACGATGTTTTGATTCCGCTGGAGCTGGCCGAGCGGGCACTCTCCGCACCGCGTGTGGTGCCGCCACCGAACACCCCGCGAAAGCTGGGCATCGACGTGGCTCGTTACGGAGACGATAGGACCGTGTTCGTTTTGCGGCACGGGGTCAACATCACCAACATCGAGATCCGCGCCAAGGAAGACACCATGCAGACCGCCGGACGCGCCGTGCAACTTATTCAGGAGTGGCGCGCCGAGCAGATTTTCGTGGACTCCGTGGGGGTCGGTGGGGGCGTGGTGGATCGCCTCCGCGAGATGGGCAAACCGGTGGTGGGGGTCAATGTGGCCAACACCGCGCCGGTCAGAGGATTCGGCGGAAATGATGCCCAGGGCAAGACGCTCCGGGATCATCTGTGGTTGGAAATGGCGGCATGGCTGCGGGACGATTCCCCATCTTTCCTGGAGGCTCCGCCGGACCATGCCCAGGATCTGGCCGGGGAGCTGGCCAGTGTCAAATTCAAGATCGCATCCTCCGGACATCTGGTGATCGAAAGCAAGGATGACATGAAAAAAAGAGGGTTGCGCTCCAGCGACCTGGCCGACGCACTCGGCGTTACATTCGCACCAGGCGGGGGCGGGCCGTCCGTGGCCAGCGCGCGCCGCCGTCCATCACGCAACAAGTTCAGGGGATTCCCAGTATGAATAATGAAATCCAGTTACCAGACAGGCAGACATTTTCCGTGGCCGAGGCGGCAAAATATCTTGCCCCCACACTGGGCGTGGCACTCCGCACGGCCAAGGATCGGCTTTACAGGGCCATCAATGATAAATCCATCGCGGCGCATCGCATCGCGGGCAGCCCGTGGCGCATCAACCGCCGTGAACTGGCGCGCATCATCTCCGGAGGACAGTGATGACCACCAAAGGAAAACCCGCTGCGTCACCCCGGGGGCTATTCCGCGAAACTGCCGTGGAAGAGCTGTTCAACTGGCTGGATCAAGTCCCGGACCCGGACAGCATCCTGGAAAAACTGGGCCTCGGGCGGGAAATCCTGCGCACCCTTGAGGGGGACGATGAGATTTTTGCCGCTCTGGAGACGCGCCTGGAGTCGGTCATCTCCACCCCCTGGCGGCTGGAGCCGGGAGAGGGCGCCGTGCCCCAGTGGCTGGCGGAGCAGATCAAGCCACATATCCTC